TAGAAGCGCTTGTTCATCTCCGCCACACGAATCGGTCTGACCTTGGGGCTCGCCGTAAGTGCAAGGCGCTTCATAAGTGAAAGCGCACCACTGTCGAGTTTATCAGCGGTATTATCGATGTTGGCAAGAGCCGCCGAGTGATCGCCCGGACCGGAGTCATTGGACAGCAAAGCACCAAAGAGCACACGGTCTGCATTATCGACCAACCATGCGTCTTTCTGAGCTTCTGAAGCCGTTCCTTCCGCCACGCCATTAAAAGCGTTACCACTTTCAATGATCAGGTCCCGAAGGTCTTCCATCGCCCAATCCATGAGGGTTGCACGTGCAGCCTCACGAAGCGGGATGGCCGATTTCTGATCCTCAAAGACCGGAATACGGACAGCGTTTCTGCGCTGATCGACCGTCAGAGGATACGAACGCGAGTCCATGTCCTCTTCGTTGCCTTCCAGCGTAGACGAGCCGGTTACGGGAGCATTTGTGAGGCGATTGACCAGGGCGTAATGGATCGTGTCGCCCTTTTTCTTGGTCAGATCCTCTTTAACCTGGATGATGGAGTTTTCCGAGGTCCCCATGAAAGCCTTAAACGGGTTTTCCTGGAGATATTCGCGGAAAAACTTGTCATCCCACTGTTGGACTGTCAAGCCAGTCGCGGCTGCTGAATCAGCCATTGCTGAGTACCTTTCTATCTAAGAGCATGCCGCGCTTCACAGCGGGGCCGGTGCCGCATCTAAGCGGTCCTGTTAACGCTCTCTGATACCTAATACGGTATCAATTTATCCAACGGCGTATGAACAGGAGCTTCAGCACGATTCATGCCGCCTTGCGACTGCTCATCCGCCAACGATTTGGGTAGGTTTGCGCCTTGGAATTCCTTGCGCAGTTCAGCAAGCTTCTCTTCCATCTTGGCTTCAGCTTCCTTCAGGCCCTTCTCGAACATCTTCTTTCCGTGCTCCACAGGATCGCCTATGGATTGACGTTCGAGATGGTTCTTGCCTTCTTGGTAAATAAACTTGGCAGGATGTGCATGTCTGAGAAGCTGACCTTGCAATGTGGCATCCGCCTGCATGGCCAATGCAAAAGCCTCCTCTTTCTCGCGCATGTCTTCCTCACCATGTGCATCTACCATAACCTCATAGGAAAAGTTGCACCGTTCATCGAATAGCTTCCGATCCAGTTTGGCGTCCTGATGTGCCTGAAAGGCTTCCGGATCATCTATTGGATCTGGTGCAGGCTCTTCCTGTTTGGCCTGTAGCTGTGCCTTGACTTCAGCAAGCTCTGACTTCAGAGCCCGTTGCTGTTCTGCCATGGCCTTCCGCATCGCAATGAATGCATCTTCTGTCGGACCTGACTTTTTCTCTTCCTCTGACTCCGATGACGGCGTCTCATCGTCTTCTTTGACCTCTAGAGCCTCATCAGAAGCTTCCGGCGTTTCTTCCGTAGCCTCTTCGCCCGTTTCCTCCGGCTTTGCCTGCTCAAGCTCTGCTGAAGTGCTTTCGTCATTCAAGATATTGTCAAGATCGTCCATCTGCATTCATCCTTTCTTCGCCCGTATCGTCGGCTTCACGTACGCCCGTTTAGGTCGGCTTCACCTGTGCCATTAAAGGCACCAATCTGGCCGTCTACACGACCATCGATTTCGTCTGCCTCTGTAAGCGTCTTAACACCAGTGGCACGGTTCTTTTCTGCTTCTGAACGTAACTTTTGCACTTCTGCTGCTAGTTTTTCAAGCAATAGTTCATCAGCAGGCGATGCTTGTGCACCTGATTGCTTGCGTGCCTCGATTCGTTTTAGCACTTCATCCTTATTCCGCAGGCTCGACATCTTGATGATATCCTCGCCCTCAATGTCCTGAATGCCGGAACTAGCAAGCGTCACAAGCTGATCGAACTGCTCCTGCTGGATGGTTACAATATCCGGGCCTTCATCCAGGATGATATCCATATCCATCTCGGCTGGCACATTTTCCATGCGAACGAATTGATTTGGATCAATCTGGCCTTGATCAATGGCCTGCGCCATGGCTACAAGCTCTTCGTCCTGTGCTGGATCTCCGCCGTTCTCTTCAATCTTCTGTGAACGTTCCTCAATCTCATCGGCAATCGTCATGGGACGGTTAAACCCAACAAACCGTACGTTGGCTTCATCATCCGTAACCCTGACCCAGCGTTGCTCACCCCAGAACTGTCTAATCAGCATCCAGATATGACGGTACACCCTGAGCTTGAGATGACGGAACCTGTTCAGGGTCTGGGTAAGCTCGATGATACCACCCTGCTGTGATGCCAAAATGGCTCGGCCTGAAGGATCTCCACCCTGCTTGCCTGAAAGCGCAGCATTCGGGCCTGCAAGCTCCATTTCGTCCTTGGATTCTTGCAACAGCGCAGCTTGACCGCTGGTCTGATCAATGTTTGTGAGGATTTCGAACTGTTTGCCAGGATTGGTTTCGATCCAACCGTCTTTCCTGGCTATCTCTTTACGGGCCTTCTGGACGTTATCAACCGCACCCTTCTCACTGCGAACTTGTCGCACTGTCAACTGATGCAATAATGCAGACCGTCTGTGATTGATTTCGTCCTGAATATCCCTGAGCCGTCTGACCTCACCGTAACGGTTGTTTTCCCGGTCCACATAGACCGACTGCATGATCAGCGGGCAAACCGATTCGCCATCATCGTCTACGAATATAACTTTGCTGCCACCTTCAAGTATTCCGCCCTTGGTGTAGATGGCCCACCACCATTCGTCGCCTTCTTGCCAGTATATCTGAACGACTCTGATGCGGTTTCGTGCTGCATCGCCCTTGCCCGTAGACTGGACCCAGCGCGGCCTGTCCTCATAGGTGTCGTCATGACCCTGCTGTACACCGGCAGATGCTACAGTGCCTTCAATCTCCTTAATTTTGTCTGGCCACTTCGCTTTAGCGTCGTCCTCATCCTTCCAGATTACACCGCCCTTATACCTGGCATCTGAAAAGTCATGCTTCCGTGAGTGTGGATCATAAAACAACCGGTCCCATGGCCAGTGCTTTAGCTCTATCTCGAATTGACCACTTTTCTTGCGCTCTGCCGTTACCTCGATACCGCCGAAGCCCTCAATCAGCATGTTCTCGTATGCATCGGAGAACTTCTCTTCGCCATCCTGCTTTTCAACTACAAACCTTATCGCGTCGGTCGCGGCCTGTGCAGCTTCCTCATCATCCGGTGTATTGCGCGGGAAGGCTTTGGGGTCCACGCGAGACTGGATTTCATGGCCTGTAAGGAAATTGACCTTTGGTTGTATCTTGTTGATGGTGAGACAGGGCTGCCCCCGATCTGCAAGTTCAAGCCGCTCTTCTTTCGTCCACTGGTGCCCGTCATAATAGTCGCGGTCAATCTCCGACTGTTTACGCGGCGTTATGGTTTCCCATTCGGCCTCCTCAAAGAACTGGACAATCTTCGAAAGGATATTGTCCTGTTTGGTGTTTACGTCCGCCACGTGCCCGCTCGCTGTTCTGCTTTCTCAAAAGCCGCATCCCACCTGTCAGGTTTCTTGCCTTCAGGTGATTTGGGCGCTGCCCCGACCATATCGCTAAGCATCCGGCAAAGCAATGATAGTGCATCAACCATATCATCATGCTTGCCTGCAGGGAAAGTCAGTAGCTCATTGATCAGTGCAGGCGACCATGAAGTGTCTCTTGGCAGATAAACCTTGCCAGATGCGGCCATAGCCTGGAAAGAGCGTGCTCTGGTGGGTTTGTCACGTGTTGAGGTAAACTGCTCCCTAGCACAGTAAACGCCCCTCTCGTCCATCCTGCGGCTAATAAATGGACCTACTGATTTGATGATCTGGCCCTGTTCCTCCGCCCACATTAAAGGCTGGTGCTGATCTACCAGATCAAGAAAACCGTCTATCCAGACATCCGTTGTGCTCTGGTCACGCCAGAGGTCCACTACGTAAATATCTTGATTGTGGTCGATCCCGGCGACGACATGAACAGTGTAGTCTCCACCTTGATCGGTAACAGCGTAGTCAGATCCTCCGTAGAAGTAGAGGTTTGCAGGAAGTCTGTCATACCAACTGAACCAGTCTCGCTTGAAATAGACTCCCTCGTCTGGGGATGGTGACTGTTGGTAAAGGGCAGACCAGTCCCTGGGTCCGATTGCTTGTCTGATTCGTTCGAGTGCTGATCTGTCATATGCTTCTGGCCATAATGCTTTATCGTTATGCAGTGCAGGAAGGTCTAGCACTTCCCATGTGTCGCCCTTTGCTTCTAAAAGACGCCCAGCGAGATCGTCTTCATGCCAGCGGGTTTGGATGAGGACGATAGCCCCGTTGGGGGCAAGTCGTGTGTAGGCCGTTGACGTAAACCATTCCCATACTCTTTGACGACGTAATTCAGAGTCGGCTTCTTCCCTGTCCTTAACGGGATCGTCAATGAGTAAGATATGTGCTCCGCGTCCGGTAACCGCTGTGCCCACACCCGCAGCAACATAAGAACCACTTTGATTAGTATGCCATCGATTTGCAGCCTGGCTATCCTGGGCCAACGTGGAATCGAAGACTGCTTTATATTCTCCGCTAGCGACAATGTTCCGTACCTCTCTGCCAAAGTCACTCGCCAGATCGCTGTTGTAACTGGCGGCTATGACGCTCCGGTCTGGGTTGCGCCCTAGATACCAAGCCGGGAAACGTCTAGACGCTAGCTCGCTCTTGCCGTGCCTGGGCGGCATGAAGATCATGAGCCGGTCTATCTCGCCGCGCTCTACAGCCTCTAGCCTCTCTGCAATGAGCCTGTGATGATTAGCCGGTCGGTATGTGGGGAGCGTGAACTGCGTGAAATCAATGAGGCTTTGACTTGCCGTTTGTGCGAACTTCATCTCCAGAAGCTCTAGCAATTGCTCCTTGGCTGAGAAGTCCAAACAACTCAATGATTCGGGCGTCAAGTTCAGCTTGGCTAAGTCGAGCATCGCTTACATTCGCATCCAACGTCTGTTTGGGCTTGCCGTCGAGCCTGTCCGCAACTTCCTTGATAGCCTGCAAATCACCACCCTCAGCAGACATGATCAATTCCTCGGCAATCTTACGCAACCCGCGTGTGTTGTCACCTTCAAGTTCTTTGAGGCGCATGATAAGCGTATCGACGAAAGACGCATCTTTTCGCCTACCGCCTGGGTTTCCTGACTGTCCTTTTTGGAACGGCATTGCTTGAATATCTAAATTATTGTCGTATCGACACTATCTAATTAGCGTCATTGTTTCCGAAAGGCCAGCACAATCGCCCACTGGCTGACTCGTATTCAACTTCACCTGACAACGTCACTTGAGGAATTTCCGGCTCCCAATGCCATATCAGATTTCCACAGGACAATATCTTTAGTCCTCTCTCTTTTGCTCGCTCCTGGGCCAAGCACTCGAAATGCTCTTGAGTTGATTCTTCGAACGGCTTCAGAACAGGCGGTTTCGTCTCAACACTTTCCGGAATTTCAAAAGTCCATGTCTCTTTATCAGCCATCCTGCTAACGCTTCGGTGGTTTAGGGCGCGGCTTGGGTTTTGGCTTTGGTCTGGGTTTGATTGGCATATTACCAGTGCCTGTGACATCCGAGATAATCGCGTGTGTTAGCGAAGCGCTTGAAACGTGTTGGCTCTATCCATACTGTCCCCTCTTCCGTAACTGTCGGTGTATCTACTGTCCAACGGTAAAACAGGAAACCATCGAACTCCGGTGTAAACGTCGCATCGTATACGCCAGTTGAGATATTGACGGGAGATGCGGAGAGCCAGCCGGTGTATCCGTCTATGCGATACTCAAATGAGATCGATGCGGGATTTGTGAGCACATCACTTGCGTCAAGGACTGTACCGCGCAGGGTTACCTCAGTGTTTGCGTATATGCGGTTGGTCATCAGAAATTATCCTAAATTTATATCATATTACACATTGACACAAGGGACCAATGGTCCTATATGTATGTTATCAACACAGGAGACAGAACATGACCAACCCCATTAACCCTTTTGTGGAGAACACCATGACTGCTCCGACTCCTACCCTTACTTTCTTTGATCGC